TAGGATCTTTGACAAATACCTTGTATTTTTTAACATCGCCACGCATGGGCTTACCAAGTTTAACTTCACGTCCTTGATACTCTGCTTCATCTATGGCATTACAGTTACAATGAGGACAATCAGGGGGACATTTACAATCTTCTGCTTTTACATCACTACCACAGCAGGCATCTGAACAGTATTTGTCTTTTGCTTCGTCGATGCGTGTTACTGATGCTTTTGTTAAATCTAAGTTTCCCATTGAAGGTTTTGCTTTTTTAACTGCTTCACCTGCATTACGAGCAGTTCCTTTCCATACCTTGTCACCAACCTTGACTTGCCAATTCATAAATGCTTCGTCTAGTTCTTCTTCAACTGAACATCCGCAATGTTCGAGAATGTACTGTGCTACTGCATCTATTTCGACTACAATGCTATCGTCTGTGTGTTCAAGCACAGCTAAATCAACAGCCAGTTCTTCATTGATATTACACTCAACAACATCGCCAGTAACTGGAAATTCTTGTTGTCTTGCTGTTTCTTTTATATACTGCTCAAACGATTTCATTACTCGCCCTTGTACTGCTTGTATAGATTGTCTAGTCCTTCTCTAATGCTGTCTGTAAGATTGACCGCAGTCTTGTCTAATTCTTGCATCGCTAAAGGATTGTCACCTGGATTATTTGGATTAACTTGAATCTTTGGTCCATTTAATCCACCAGAAATGGTTTTTGTCATAAACTCAGTGTCTTGTGTTTGCTCTTCAGGTTGATTTGCATAGTCTTCCATAGTGCATTCACCTTCGTGCATTTCACCACAACTTTCACATGGTTGTTGTGCCTGGGGCACTGATGCTAGTTTTAATAGTTGTGCTAGTGCCATTGCATCTTCGCCAGAAGCACTTACAGTAATACTTGGCACAGAGTTTGGATCATTGCTGCTGTTCACACTTACGTTCATTGACTCAGACAAAATGTTTTGGAACTTTTTATCCATACTTTCGTATACACTTGGATTGCTGTAAACGCTTGATCCTGTAGCATCAGCACTGGTTGCAACCGCACCGGCTACTGTGGTTTCGTCGGTTTTCTTTTTACCTTTTTTGGCCATCTTTGTAATCGTAGCGTAATACACAGACTCGCCTTTTTCTTTGCCATAACGCTCTACAAAGTCTTTCATGTCAATTTCTTTTTCAAGCTCTTTCATGCGGTCTTTTTCACCAGCAGTTAAACTTCTTTCTTCAAGATCTTCTTCGTCGTCTTCTACACTCTTCATGTAGTCACGGGCTGTGTCAAGATAGTCCATTGCTTTGGTAATCTTGCTTTGTACCCATTCAGGAAGGTTGTCATCGCTGTCAATGATGTCCTGTAGTTCTTGTGCGGCATCATGCACTACGTCAAGTTGATTGTCAGCCATTTCGCCTTCTTCATCATACTCGTCCTTGTCGTAGTCTTCGCCAAGACTGTCTTTAATACCCATTTTATCTTTTATCACAGCCTGTCCTTCAGGAGAGAGTGCTTTTCTCAACATGGCTTCGGCTTTCTTCATGTCGCCTCCAACCATTTTTGCGTACTGTGCTATAATTTTCTTTTTCATTTCCTCAGGCATTTCTGAGTATGCATCTTCGTTAACATCATCGTCTAACTGATGAGCAGTGGCTTTGTCCATTTTTACTGGATGTGTTTTTCCACCAAATTCAAATTCTTTTTTGCCTGCTCTGGCTGCCGCGGCTGCCGCTTGATTGAATGCATTTTCTTCAACGTCTTCTTCATTAACGTCGTGCATAGCTTCATCGAGTTCTTCCTCGTCTTCGTGCGGACTTGCGTGTTCTCCACAGTCACTACAGATACCCATACCGTTTTCGTAATTCTTTAAAGGAGCGTCACAGCAAGAGCTGTCCGGTCCGTCGTATCTGCCTTCTTCTACCTGGTCTAGGCTTTCTAAAATCGTGTAAATGCTATCCATTGTACTGGTCCTTTAAATTTTGTATGGGTCTGGAATTTTGTTTGTCCCGCCTATCGGGCTCTTGGTTCCTTGCGGTAACTCATTTGTTGTAGGTGCAGCAGGAGTGTTTCCGCCTGCTATTTCAAACTCAGCACCTTCTGCACTGTTTTGTATAACGTCTGCTTGACTGTATGATTCACTTGCCTGTTGTGATTCTTTGCTTGCATCAGGGAAATCTTTTTCTAGCAAAGGCCCTTCTTCCATTTGGGCTACTTGATTATCGACACTGTCGTCATACTCACTGTCAATCACGCGAATGTGATTTGGATCGCCACCGGATTGATGCCACAATTCTGTGATTTCTTCTTGACTAGCAGGATAGTTAAAAACACCATCCATAATATGTATTTCTTGATTTGCTAGTTCTGGAAACCCTGCTGGACTTTTTTGTACCGGGGTTTTCTTTGGATCACTGAACGTATCTGGTTCGTACTTGGCTAGCCTTTTCTTGAATGAATCAAGAACCTCAGGAGCCAGATCTCCAGCTATTTTAATGCGATAGCTGTAAGGTTTTGCACTTTCTGCAAGATATTGTTTAAACGTTTTCATTTCATATTTCCCTTGCTGTATTTAGCTGGACTTGTCTTCTTTTTTATCCTTATTCAAAATGGCTTGTAATAGTTCGTTACGATCTAACACAGTTGCATTGCCAGTTTGAATATCATCACTGCTTCCACTTTGTTGTTGTAATCTAGCTTGTTTAAGCTGTAATTCCAACATTTTAAGTTTCTTATTGGTTTTAGCTGTTTTTGCAGTGATAGCATGATTTAACATTTGACCAGCAACACTAAAAATTTCACTACTGAATCTACTTTCTACTTGCATACCAAGATCCATGAGATTCTCATAACTTTCGACAGCTTTGCTTGCTAAGTCGTCCATTTCAGAATCACTAGCTTCTAATCCTCGCACTGCTGGTAAAGCACTGTTGATTTTTTCTAATGTTCCTAAATCTTCTTTAAAATTATTCAATGATACAAGTGTATTTTCACCTTCAGAAAGTTCTTCTTGACTTTCTGTGTCGTCTGGCAGATCAAAAAGTTGTTCTAGTTTCTTTGTCATTTTCTAAACATGTCGTCCTCTGTAACTACTCTAAATGTTACACCCTGGCGTTTACACCATTTTTGTGCAGCATCCCACTTAGCGTAGTTAACAGCAACAACTGCCCTTTGTTGTTCACTCATGCGTCCTTCAATAACACTTTGTTTGCGTGGCTTTATTTCTATAAGTTCTGCTTTCATGGTGTTTCTTTTGTCACGATACGTGATAAAGAAATCTGGCACATAAATGCTTTGCTTGCCTGTGATAGGATTTCGATAAGGAATCTGTATACTTTCACTGGCCCACTGCAACACATTGTTGTTGTTATCGCAAAATCGCATAAAGGCAAGTTCCCAGCCACTTCTATAAGTGGGCTGCTTATTACCTACATACTTGTCTTTATTTAAGGGTGTATACTTGCCTTGTGCATACTTTCTCATGTGTGTACGTTTCTAGCCGCGGCTAGAACAGGCACAACACTTTGTCCGACAGCAAGATAGGTAGTCTCATTGCGAACACTGTTTAAAAAATAGCTAAGGCTGGCTGTGAGTTCTAGGCTACCTAGTCCTTTTATTTGATTTAAAACATCCAACGGCTGAAAGTTATTGTCAGCAGATATTTTAAAAATTGCTAAACTTAAATTTTGAGCACTAGCATCAGAAGTGGTCTTGGTTTTCATATAACTATACACCACGTCCCATTCTTCACCATTTATGACATCTTGAAAATCATAAAAACTGTTAAAGGCACTTATGGTTTTATCTTGATTTATGTTTACGTAATTAATACTTTGTGCCATTAGGTATCGCTTCCATTTGAAAATTTCTTAATTGATCCTACCACAGTGTTGGTTATAGTATTTGTGTTAGGTTGTAACGTGCTTATACCGTTGCGAATTCCTTGTTTAAAATCATTGCTTCTAAGAGCGGACACAGCATTTGTTTGTAATTCGCCACGGAGAGTTCGGAATAAGCCTCCTGGCCCTCCTATGTTTTTAAAAGCTCCAGCAGTTGCTCCACCTTTTTGTATTGCACCTAAGAAATTGCCGCTTTGTAAATCGCTGAATATACCTGCACCACTTTCGAGAATCCCCCCTGAGCCTAATACACTGTTGGTGCCTCCTGCTGAAGTAAGAGGGCTAGGCTCTGTATCATAATATGATGGATCAGCGAATCCCGGTACTTGTCCACTGCTGATTGCTCCACTTCCATACTTTACAGTTTCATAGGCAATCTGCATGGCGTTTTCCATTATACCCGCATCTTGGCTGTAATCATAGGTATCATGTTTAAAACTAGTAATAACAGGATTTATCAAAGTATAACTGAAGTATTGTTTTCTACTGAAACCAAAAATAGTTATATCTCTGAAAAAGTTTGGCTTGCCACCAGCACTATTTGTGCTATCTGTGTAAGACTCGCCTATAAATCCCCAATCATTTACAGCAAGATCGTTCTTGTATATATTTCTATCATTGTATGCAAAGCCAGCCGGTGTAGTACTGGGTCCGGCAGTTCCGTCACTGGTCGGAACACCATTGTATTTTTGGCTTGGGTCTTTGTAGTAATAACTGTAATAGTTGTACCAAAGTTTCCTTGACAAGTCAGAACTGTCATCATGCATTACAAGGGTGACCGGATCGTAATTTATTCTAGTTTGTACAACTCTTTTACGGTTATACTGAACCAGTGTTTCGTTGTCGATGCTATATGACGGAAGTTCTGCACTTTTGCATAGCAACCCGAGACGACTCTGGCTGTTAACATCAAATACTGTTCTGAGAGTGGGTATTTCAACTGTGTTAAGTGTAAAAAACACATGATATAGATACTTAAACCGCGGTGCTAGTTCATAACCAGCACTGCGGAAAGTATTGCTTGCGTGTTTGTAATCTTTGAGATAATCGCTCCCAAAGAATCCTTTTAAGAAGTCTTGGCCAAACGCAGCCATATCTGCCTACCTTAGTTGATAGATCCGGCTATATTACGTGTTACCGATCCTAATGTTGCACCTACGCCATCACCAATTGGTGTTTGCAATGCATTGTCATAACGCACCGTAAGTGTAAGTGTTACAGGGGCACTGTCACTGTAGTCAAGATCTTCGTAGTTAACTGTGGTTAGGTAACAACCATATAGTTCCCAAGTTTCAAGCACTGTAGGTTCTGTTTCTCCGTTACCGCCATCTAATATTTCGCAGGTTAGTGTAAACTTGTAATCAATACCAGCCGCTGCACTTGACATTTCTGCAAAGTCTAACTGCTTCTGAAGTTGTTCACCTACAAGTTTTGCAACATTGCCGCCGGCATCGTCACGTAATTCTACTTGTATATCCTGCCATTCATGTTTACCAGCAAGTCTTAACTTACTGTTGTAGATGTCAATAGTGATATCGTCAAACTGTACTTCTGGTCTGCTAAATGACATTACTTGTTTAGTAAGTTCTGTTCTTGGAGTACTAACACCAAAGTTGTTAAAGCTGACTCTGAAACGATATTTCAGCTTTGGCATCAACAAACCTTGGTTGCTAGCACTTACATCACTTGCTAAAGGTATTGTCATTTTTGTTAACGATGAAATTGCCATGTAATTCTTCCTTTCTTAGTAATATTTATGGTATTTAAAATCAAGGGCGTTAAACGCCCTCAATCTTATTGAGTACCTGCGATCTCTCCAGTGTTCTGAATACGCAATGGTATGTAAACAAATTCAACAGCCTTGCTTGGCTCGATAGCAACATCCACATAAAGTTCGTTGCGATCAATTCTAGCCGGAGTATTGTTACTTTCGTCACAAACCACCAGATAATCAAAAATACCACGCTTGGCAATCAAGTCATTTAGCAAGCTTTCAGTTGCTAACTTAATTTCATCACGTGTAGTCTTGTCGTTTGGTTCAAACAAAAACTGCTTGCCAATTTCTTCTAACCGACCTCTCAAGTATGCTACCAATCTTGCAACGTTAATTCGATCAAGAGCACTTACTACAGCAGTGGTAGTTTTGTTACCAAAGTTTGTAATACCTGTTCCTGGAATAAACGTAATTGGATTTACTTTATTTTCATAAAGAACATCGCGTACACTTTGACTAACATTTATGCTTTGGAACTCGCCAGTTGTAGCATCAACATAACCAATAGCAGTAGCATTGTCAACTACACCTCTTCTAATACCAGCTGGTGCTAACCAAGGGAAGCTGATTTCATCGCTTCGTACAATAGCTCTAAGCATCATGTGACTTGGTGGCTGTACCACTGTACTTCCTGTTAGATCAGTGGTTTGGCAACTTGGATAGAAAACACCAAGATATGTATCATTGGTTGTAAGTCCATCGCCTGTGCTTGTTCCAGTACCATTGCCATTTGTAGCCCAGTTAGTTAAACTATTAGCATCATTTGCCAGTCTCAATGGTGTATCACCCACAACAAAAGCAGTATTATCACGATCATTGTTTAGAGTTACCATGTTACTGAACAGTTCGGGATAGCCTGGTGTAGCAATAAGATTAAAGTTTCTTTGTTCTTCACGAATAGCTGTATTGGTATCCATGCTACTCTTCATTGCTGCAACAACAAGCTGTCGTACACTTTGTCTGCCCATGTATGGCGATCCATCAGCTTTATTACCTGCCGCTGTTACCCATGCATCTGTTTCGCTTGGAATAACACCAGTGAAATCATCGCTGTTGAAATAGTTAACACGGAATTGTTTTACATTGAATCCACTGCGTCTAGTATTAAACAACAAAGTTCCTGCTGGATAAAGTGCGTCATCGATTGCATCAAGATCCAAATAATCACTGGTTAACAAACTTTTAATTGTTGGCAAGTCTCCAGCTACCGGATCAACTGAGCCACTGGTTCCCCAACGTGCATCAGCAAACACAATACCGTTTTCAGTTGTTTGATCCGTGTTATCAATTAACACCCATTGGTTTGATCCGCTTACTGTTTGATAACGATAAATTACTGGATAATTTTCCAAGTCTGAGGTATCAATCCAAAGATCACCTACAACCAACGCAGTTCCATCGCTTTGTAGTGTAGGCTCGCTAGCACTTACAATAGGTCCGGCTGGATCAGTTACACTGAGATTAAATCCACGTACATCATTTGACACGTTTTGATAACCTTTCCATGCAGTGCCATCATGAATCATAATGTCAACTTCGTCAACTGCACTATAATACCACTTGGTACCATTTGCAGGATCTTGATCAGGAGCATTTAAACTAGCTGTGTAGCTGGTTGTACCGCCCATTGGAATCCAGTTACTTAGAATTAAATCACTGTTGTTGCCTGACTTAACATTGCTAAGACTGTTTGTAATACCTGCATCTGCTACTGGAGTACCTGAAGTGTCTTTGAGTACAATAACTCCACCTTTGGTATGAGTAATACTTACAGCACCAGTGGCTGTAACACTGGCAGTGGTATCTGCTACGTTAGCATTCAAGAAAGCAGTAACAAAGTCAGCAGCACCTGTACCATTAAGTGTTGCTGTAACAGCAGTGGTTAATGAAGTGCTATTTGTTTGGCTAGCTTGAATAGTAAATGTTTCACCAATACTAAAAGTTGGACTTGTAGTCTCACTGGTTACAACAGTAGCACCTGTTGCTAGTCTTTCGTAAAACTTAAAGGTTAACGTGTCGTTTTCGTTTACATCAAACTGAGCATAAGTTGCATTCTGAGCAATATTAGCTCCGCCGCCTGTGGCATCAAGATTTTTGTTTGCAGTTTGATCATTTTCATACAAAGGAGCATCTTGTTCAACAAAGCTAGCAAGC